AATTTACAATATTTAAAGCGGTATCTTCTGTAAATGAACCAGTATAAGGCGTATCAAAGTTATTTATATCATTCAATGCGACTAGCGAAACTATACCACCCGCAAACGCTTGCGAATCTACCGTATACTTGCCCTTATTCACTTTTTCGATTGTTTGGTCGTCAAGAACTGTAAATACCCTTGTAGGGGAAAATACAGCGCCTTTAAAATTATATTTATCAAATCTTCCATCAAAGTTATTAAGTAATGCCGTAAGTTGACCGATTGCAACACTTCCAAGATCGAAACTATTCAAATTTGATGTATATTCGGAAATTTGAAAGCCTTGACTCCCAATGAAATCTCCAGGAACTAATGTCAATGGAGGTGTTCCATCTGGAAAAGTAACAATCGATTCCGAATAAAAAGGCATTGCTTCGTTTATATTATCTTTGAATTTCATACTTACATCATTCATAAAAGCACTACCTTTCTATAATATCGAATGAAACCGAAGTGTATCTTTTGTTATCTTTTGTCCACGTTTTAACTGGCGCCGACATATCTCCACAATAAAACTCTTTTGTGGCATCAGTTCCTAATAATGGGTCGTAATATGTAACCATAAAATACTCTGGATCAAATGCTTGCAATATAGCTGTTGTTTCTGGCTTATTAGTCATCCACCAGGCTAAACTAATCTTTCGTTTTTTAGCTATTCGATTTTTATACATATAAGCAACTTGGTTTCGCGTTGCATCCTTTCCAGACACATCGGACTTTCCCCATTCAAAAATAGATGGAGTTTTTATTAACACCCCATCTACTAATAATAAATCATCCATATCATCCATTTTGCGCCCCCTATGCTTTCGAAACAGAGTAGAATATTCTGTCACTATCTTGCTGTGCATTTGTTACCATAGAAGCCATTATTTTTCCATTCCATACAATAGTATTGTTTACGGTCATCGGTTGATTATTTGAACCTTTGCTAGTTCCCATTGCAGAAACTACCGCTTGATAAACTGCGGGCGCTACTGCATTTGCAATGCCAGTAGTAATTTGATTATTATTTGCGACTGCTGTATGCCCACCCATAGTTCCGACCAGTTCTGGGCCATTTTCTCTAGCAATAAATGCTTGTCCTGGACCTACGAAACCACCATTTGCTTTTTTCTGAATTCTTGACAAATTTAAGGCTACATTTCCAGTATTCATATTTGCATTCATACCTAATTGAATTTCGGTTCCTTGAAGTGCTTGCGTTAAACTTCCGATAAATGTATCACCGGCTTTCGCTCCGTATGCTGACATATCAAGGGCATCAAATGCCCTCCGAATCATATTAACGGCATCGTAAGCCATCATACCCACTCCATTAGGATTAAAGTTTTGATAAAACGACATATTTGCGTTGTATCCGGCATTTGCCATTATTGGAGATAGGTTTGCAACGCTTAATCCTATTGACGCTACTGTATTTGTCATATCTGTTGACATATTAGTTCCAGTAGTCTTTACGGCTGCGCCCATAGACTGAGTGGAACCGCCAACATTTTCAGTTGCTCCAATTAGCTTTAAATACTGTCCTAATGTTGTATCTATGGTAATATTTGTTTCTTTTAACCCATTGTTAAATCCATCATATTTAGCTTGAGCTTCATCTACTTTTTTAGCTAAGGCGGTATATTTACCAAGAGCAGTATCAATAATACTACGGCTTCCACTTGTTGCTTTGTTATATTCATCTGTAGCACTTGTCAATTCTTTTTGAGACGTAGCAACGCTAGTAACTAAATCAGCTTGCTTTTGATATAAAGAAACTAATTTATCATGATATGCTTCTGTTTTAATTTCATTTAGTTTAGAAGTAATTAAATCATCTACTCCTTGACGGTTAATATCTAATAATTTAGTTGTTTTATTGTAATACTTTTCTAATTCTGGATAATACTTAACCATATCAGACGCTAGATTCTGCGCTCTTTTTTGTTCATCATTGGTCAATGAGCCTTTTTCTGCTAGATCAAAATATTTATCTGAAAGAGTTTTCAATATTCCGGCGCTTACAACTCCACTTGTTATAGTAGCTGAGAATTGGTCGTTTACATCTGTTAGAACAGAGACTGCTTTTGATGTATCTGGCGATGAACCCAATTTTTGTAAAGCCGAAATCACCGCTATTAATCCCGCAGCAACGGCAATATATGGGTGCGCAGAAATTGCAACCATAAATCCATTAAAAGCGACTCCAACTGCAGCAATTACAGATGGGATTGAAGCCATTGTTTTAAATAGCAAAAATGCACCAATAATTTCTCCTAATCCTTGCCCCATAATATTCATTGAAGATACTGGAAGGGCCTTTAATCCATTTGCAAAAATACCAAGTGCTCCACCTAATAAGTTAATTGTTGTGCTTCCAACAATCGATAGCGTTTTAAAGAAACTAACCATCCCTTGTCCTACTCCTTCGGCAAATGGTTCGATAACTTTCCAGAATGTACTCAAGTTTTTATTTAACATACTCCAATCAATATCATCTAAAAATTGGTTCGTAGCATCAATAAGTTGTGGTAGTCCCTTCCCTAAAGTCCATTTTCCAAGAGGAATTAAAAATTCACTAAGGAAATCTTCTCCCGCTTTAAACGAGAAATCACCAAATTTCTTTAGCCCATCATTCCAAAGATTCTTAACGGAATCAACGCTAGGTTCTGCGTATTTCGCAATCCCTTCAAAGAATCCTATAATGTTATTTGCATATCCATTAGCCGTATTATTCATACTTCCAAAAGCTGTATCCCAAACTGATTGATAGTTTGAAAGTGCGCTTGATAATGCATCCGTTAAATCAATTGGCGTTGAATTCGCTGCACTTGAAGTACCGCTTGAATCGCTCGAACTTCCAACTGTATTAATTTGGTCAATACCAAGGAAAGCACCTTCCATTTTTTTAGCACTATCAGTTACCCCATCTATGGAATCGCTTGTATTGTCTGCATCATCTGCTAAATCATCAAGAGCGGTTGAATATCCGGCGCTTGATTGACCGATAATTGAAGATAAATCAACTCCAAGCATTGAACTTGTCCAATCGAATAATCTTCTAATTGCGATAACTAAACCATTTATATATGGAAGCACATTTGCTACTACTGGAAGAAACATATTACCGATAGTTCTTGAAAGTGCTGCAAAGTTATTTTGAAGTAATCTAAGTTGATTGGCCGGACTCATGATCGTATTTGCTAAATCTCCATAAGCAGCTTTTGATTGGTCAAGAATTGCAATTGTTCGTAATTGCATCTTCTCGCCTTGGGTCATATCTTTAACAAGTTTTGTCACGCCCGCATCATAAGCATACTGTTGCAATGTTGCATTTGTGATATCTATCCCATATTTATAAAGCGCTCTCGATTGTCCGATTAATCCGCTTGTAAAGGCTGTTTGGACTGAACTTTGACTTATATTTCTAAACGAACTCATATCGCCAGAAAGCATAGTTAATGCCTTTGCTGTAGACGTTCCCGCTTCTCCCGTAAGGCCCAATGAATTAGTTACTTGTTGAATTCCCGCGCTATAATTCGTAAGTGAAGTAACATCAAGCCCAAGATTTGACGATTTCGTATCCGTGAGTGTTCCATTTGCATTCATATTGAAACCACTCATTTTAGAGATTGTTTCCGTCATTCTTCCCTTAAAGGAATCACCATAACTTTGAGCGTTATCATATCCATATTTTGCGTAGTCTTTTGACCATTCATCTGATACTTTACCCATCGTTACATTATAGAAATTGTATTGTTCTATATAATCCATGGATGAAGTGATTGCAGTACCAAGACCTTTAAATGCTCTAATAATTAAGAAGTAATTTGCATATAGTTTTCCAAGTTGACTAGCGAGTGATTTGGAACTTGTTGTAGCCTTGTCAGCTGACGCAGAATAAGACTTTATTCCATTAGACAAGGGTTTGCTTGCTGTTCCGACTTTCGACCCTTGTGCGCTTAGATTAGCCATAGCATTAGTCATTTTAATAAGTTTATCCGATACTTGAGGTGCCTTTGAAAGCGTTGTCATTAACTCATTTAATGATTTACCAAGTAAAGGTATATTCGTAATAGCAGAAGTCGTACTTTTATTCCCAAGTTTAGAAATATTACTCGCTAAAGTACCAATTGAAGTAGCACCCGCTGAAACAGATTCTACCTTAGAAAATGCACTTGAGATTTGAGCCATAGCGCTTGCGGTCCCATTAATACTAGCTGTATTGATATTCCCTAATTGCTGAATATTCTTAGCAAGTCTTGTAAAATCAGTAGTTTTGACATTATTCATTCCTTGCATAGCGGTTGATAACTTAGCTACTCCATTTGCAAGTCCTTGAAGTCCGCTTCCATTAATTCCAGTTAAAGAGGATTTTACTCTATTTAATTTTGTTACCAAGCTATCAAGCTGTTGAGTTGCCCCTTTTGCTTGCGCTTCAATTTGTACCTCTAAACGATCAATGCTTGCCATAGAATAACGCCACCTTCCATATATGAATAAGATGGCGCTCTAGGCGCTCTAATTATCTTTAAATTTCTCTTTGTTAAATGCTTCCGCCCACGCTCCGAACCTTTCAGCATCGGTCATTTGTTCAGCTTCATCCTCTTCATCCTCTTGACCATATGGTCGTTTCGGATATTTAGAATCTTCAATGAAACAACTTGAAATTGCATCTTTAACATACATTCCAGATAACCAAGCCATTTGATTATTTATATCTAGCTGTTTTTGATAAGCCTTTTTGTATGGCTCTAATTTTCTTGGGTTTAAATGTGGGAACCGAATATCGGAAACACCGTATAATAAAGCATTTGGGAAAAATTCGTTCTCAATTATTTCTGTAAAATTGATGGGGCCTTCTTCTTGTGTCCTTGAAGAGTCTTTGTTGTCAATTTCTTCGCATTCTCGGTCAGAGTTTCCAACACTGCATTCAGACCGATTAAATCTAAAAAACCATCAGTTTCCATTTGTTTATTTAATGCAATAAAAACGCCATAGAAGTTAGCATCTTTTTTGCCCTTATTTTCATTGAAATACTGCTTAAGAAGTTCTTTTGCAGTTAATATGCTATCAACTGGATTATGCTCAAGCAAACCTGCATAAAACAATGTAGCAACTGTACTTGGCTTTCCCGCCATTGCAACTAATACTCTTCCCGCATCATTTTGCATTGATCCATCCGCAGAATCAGCGACTATGTTAAAAAGTGAAGTAACGCAATCATCATAAAGCGCAGCTTCAAAAGTAAATTCTATCTTATAAGTTTTTTCTCCAATTTTAATATCCATAATTTCAATTCTCCTTTTAAATTAGGGCGATATATTTCAATCGCCCATCAATTAGTTACTATTTATACTACTTTTGGAACTACTTTTGTTGATGGAATAACTGTGATTGTCATTTCTCTGACTTTGTTATTTCCACCGCCTGAGATGCCAAGTGAATAAGTACCTTCCCATGCAAAGATACCGTCTACGCCATCCACGCCAAATTCAAGTTCAAAGAAACCAGATAAACCTTCGTTTGTTGACATAGCCGTGTAAAGAGCCTTTGTATAGTTAGCTTTGAAATCCATAGCGTCCATTTTTTTAACGCCTGGGATATGTGTCTGTTGTTCATCTTCCAAGTCTGTTGTCTCAAGTAAATCAGGTGCGCCGATTAGATCAGGATATTCCGTAATCGGACATAACTTTGTGAGTGCTGTTGAAAGAACTCCAAAGTTTAATATGGTGTTTATGGTACTTACTGCTTTTGCTGCCATAATATATTACCTCCTATTTTTGGGTAAAAAAATAAAGCCATTTAAAGGCCTTATATTTACGAGTTATTAAACTGTATCTCCATCTGCTATAACACGACTGTATCGTCCTACTCGCTTAAGGATTGATGTATCTGTTGCGTTGGGTTCTTGTGCGAATCCATAAGTGCGTCCATAATACATACCCTTCATTGCTCCGTCTGCAATTTTAGCAACCGCTCGGCTTGTCGACAATGCAGAATCGGTATTCATGTAAATTTCAATTTGTATATATGAGGTTACTGCATCTTCATTTCCTTCTAAATCAGTAGAAGTGATCGGATTATCCACTTGCTTAATTACAATACAAGGGAAAGCTGTCGGTGTAACTTGTGGAGTTCCAGTTGTAAAAAGTGCTTTGGGATACGCAACGGATATAAGATATTTTACTTTCGTATAAACGATAGACTCCTTATCGAGCATTTCTGAATCATTAGCCATTACGCAAATACCTCCCTTGCAATTGAATCAACCCTCTTTCGCAACTCAATAGCTGTTTCCCACATAAAAGGTTTACTAGCTTGCCCTTTCGACCAAAACCATTTTCCATCCTTTTCGTAGAACCAACCACTTTGACCATGTTCATTAATATCATATTTCCATCCAATAATTGAAGTATCTGGATGGGGGTTTTGACTTCCTACAATACCAAATCCAAATTCAATATATTTTGCATATGGACAATCAGTACATATAATCCACGTTGCTCCTTTACTTGAACTTCCTTGATATTCAGCATGAATACTTGATAATAATTCGCTACTGTAAATGGCACCCTCATTAGCGATATTTACTCTTGCTATATATACGCCCTCTTCTGCTAATTTCTCAGCAAATAATTGACATTTATGGATTAAGTCTGATTTATACTTTTCCACTTCTTTAATAGCTTTGTCGATTTCGGGAACTGATAAGCCACATATAATTTTCTTTGACATATTCAATCACCATCCATATCATTTGCCTACCTTCTCTCCATTTAAGAACATAACGAATTTTCCACCACATTCACACTTTACGTTGCAATCATAATAATTCCAATTAGCATTCGATTGTTCCTTATTGGTAGGTTGCGGTTTCTCGCATGATTCACATTTGAACTCAATATTATTTTTACGTTTAGCCATATCACATAACCTCATTCTTAGTAATCGCCTTAATAGCAATTGTTAGTGAATTAAGACTTCTAGCAATTGGGGCAGCAACTGTATAATCTGCGCTATCCTTGTTTGCAGTTCCATCTACATTTAATACTGGAATGGTTTCAAACCAAATAAGAGAAGTTTGTTTAATAGGCACCGTCATATCACAAGTAGAAATCGTTCTTGTAAAGTCAAGAGAAGTACCGAAAACTGCTGTTTCTGAATCGCCTTTTCCCGCTGAAATATTTGCCTTAAATAAAACTGGCGCTGAATATCCAGTTATTACACTTTTTTCAATTGGAACTTGAACACCATCAATGTCAACATAAATGATATTTCCATCATCATCTTTTTCGTACTCTATAATTTTTGCACCATAAAGAGCGTAATATAATGTTTGTTTATTTCTTTCTAAATCCCTCATATTACACACTCCAATCTTTAATAAAATAAGACGCTACGCTCTCCCAACCCCTTGCATATAAATTAGCATCTTTCCCTTGCGGTACGTCTTTGTACCACGCATCCATCTAAATTATAAAACTCCACACATAGGTGTGATTCCATCAAGAAAACTAGAAGGGATTCCCGCATTCTCATATCCACGGTTGATACCATTCTCATTATGACTTTTCTCGCCTTCGCTACCCTTTCGATTATAAAGATAAGCAGCTATATCAAGTATTTCACTTTCATAGTCAGCAAGTATTGCTACTTTTTGTTCATCTGTACATCCGTAAGGCCTACGTGCTTTAACTACTGCAGATATTGCACGGTTGATTTTAAGGGTGAGATAATCATCTTCACCCTCACAACCTAATTCAATTTTGAGTTTTTCCAATAATGATGCCACCCTTATCACCTACCTTTTATTTAGGCTTTACATACAGCTTTAATTACAACTGCTGCTACAGCTTTATAATCTGAATCAACTTCTGCGATAACAACTTCATAGCCAGTTGTTGTTGCAAAATCAGCGCCTTCAACATAAGCAGCCCAAGTTCTAAGACTTGTTCCGTAGTTAGGAAGTGTTGCGCCAGTTGCTACAGCTTTAACTTTATAACTGTTACCTGAGCCTAATGCTTCTGTTACTGCAAATACAGTTGTTCCAGTTGCGGTACCGGCTACGGATGTTACTGTCAAGAAGTCAAGTTCTGCATTGGCTTCTGTTGGAACTCCAACCCCAAGTAAGTACACTTCATCCATTCTTTCGAAAGATGGAAGTACGATCATTGAAACGGTTGTTTCTGTCTCAACTGGAATGGCAGCTGTTGTGATTACTGTAACAGTAATACCATTATCAATAATTGAAACCTCAGCGTTAGCATTTCCCATGAGAGTTCTTTCCTCTGGTGTTGTACCAAACCAAGTTTTTCCAAGTGTTCCTTCTGGAATAAATGCAACAAAACCATCTGGAACAAGTTGAATATCAGCAGCTGATTCATCTTTTACAATTTTGTTATATACGAGAATTGTCAAGCTACATTTAGCAGCAATGAATGACTTAAGCATAGGATCATCAAGGAAAATATTAGCTGTTGAATTTTGAGCTAAGATTGCACTTTTAATCTGTTCACTCTCAAGCAACATATCGAAAGTAGTCTGATTCATAAGCATATACTTAGGAATTGAACCTTTTTTAGACAATGCTCTCTTTACATCTTTAATATCAGATAATGGTTTAGCTGTTAATGGATTACTCCACTGGAATATACCAGATAAATCTTTTCTGTTTGAAGCAGCCCAAGAACCGTCTCCATCATAGTTATATGAATAATCTACATCTCCGTCGCTAATATAGATTGATGGTCCACCAGATGTAGGGAATAACAATTGCATTCTCATACGTTCTGGAACAACTCTTGCACCTGAAACCAATGTATCAACATCACTATAAATATGTTTAAGAACTTCTTGTGCATATGGATCAGATGATTCTTGCACTCTCAAGATTTCTTGTTGATCTTCTTCTGATACTGTCATAGACTCACGGAAGAATGCCATTTTCTGTTGGTCAAATTTAAACCCTTTACGAGTTCTAATTTTTGACTTAGCATCAAAATTACTTGGTGACAATGAAACCGCAAGACCCTTGTGCGTCTTAATCCATTTGAGGTCTAATCCCATTTTCTTATCATTTGGGAAAAATCCCTCTCCTAAGTCTGCTATCTTATTACTTGCAGCTTCTGTTTGATTTAAAGCTACTGCTTTTGCTGTATAAATTGCTGATAATTGCATAATTTTCTTCCTCCTTATTCCCAGATAACCATAGGTAATTTTGCTTTAACACTTGTGTTAATTGTTAATCCGCTGTTTGATGCTACAATCGCACTATTCAAATAACCCTTAACGAGTAATGAACCTTGTGGACTTGCTACATAGACATCCCTTAGTAAAATACCGATAGCGACTGAACTAGAACCATTATCAATAGTTCCTACCGTTGTAATTGGTGTACCGGCTTTGCATACTCCATTTGTAAAGGCTGTTGAATCTAAGGTTCTTGCGATTGCTTCAAACCCCGCTCTTTTTAAAATATTTACTTCATCGGCTACTGTAGTTTGGGTATGACCCATTGCTTGAACTGCCATAATAATTACCTCCTATTGATAATTTGCAATAATTGCATTTGTTGACTCTTGGCTAACTGAACTCTTTGCTAGATTAGAAGCGATTTGTTCAGCTTCCGTTTTTACTGCTGGTGGAATTGCACCGCCACCACCTGGGGGTACTGGATTTCCATTCAGTAATTGTTCTTTTACTTTCGCTTCTGTTGCAGTTGTGCGGTTTGTAAGCATAGTCGCCAACCCAGTCGCTAACTTTGTTGAAGTTTCTGCATTGTCTGTTACTAATCCATCAATTAACTCTGAGTAATCTGCTTCTGTTAATCCCGCAGCAAGTAAGATTTTTTCAACTGCTAACTTATTTGTGGCCTTTGTATATCCAATTTTCTCTAAGTTGTTAGCTTCAATGGATGCTTGCAATTTCTCTTCGGCTGTAAGATTTTTAGTTCTCTCAGCTTCGAGTTCTGCTTGCGATTGGTCGAATTTATCTGCTTTATCTTTGAGTAAATCCGCCTTATCTTTTTCCTTCTGTAAATCTCCTTGGAATGAATTCAAGTAACTATCTATCTGTTCCTTGGTTGGTTCTTCAATCCCTAAGGCAATCAAGTTTGTTTTTGCTTCTTCTCTTTTCATAGCTTTTAATTCCTCTCTTACCGCCACACTTTTTTAACGCGGGTCGATTCCGCTACGGTTTGCTTTTAAAATATAAAAAAGAACCTCAATCGTAGAATCTACATCCACTGCTCGAAGTTCTTTCTGGTTTTTTTGGAACTGGTTTAAACTTAATCTTCTTTGTATCAATATCAAAATAATTTGTTCCGTGGCACTTACGACAAGTTATTTCTGCATTGCCATCAACTTTGGCTAACAGCAACTTGCAACCGCCACATCTAACTTCAATCAAATTAGACATTTGGACCACCCCCATTCACGTTTTGGCTTGGGGTAGATGTAGTTGTTGTCTTAGGTGCTATACTGCTTTGAAATTTGGCTTCTAGTCCGACCATAGAGAGTAAATAAACCTTTTCTGAATCACTCCATAGGTTAGATGTTTTAATTGCCGTCTTGGCATCAATACCAGTTGAAAGCATGGAAACTAATGCCTGAACTTTAACAAGCATATTATCTGTTTTACTTCGAGTAATCTTTATATCAATATCACTCAACTTAAGACTAATTCCAGTTGCTTGCGTATCATTAAGAATCTTCAACACAATCTTTAGAAATTCTCGTTCCGACTTTTTAATAATTGTTTCACCGATATCGGCTCTTTGCGCTGCGAAGTCCCAACCATTACGAAGATAAACCGCTTGGCCAGTATCGCCACCAGTGTTCTGTTCACGGCTAGGCATTCCATTTATGATAAGCATGTTCGAATACACATCATCCTTAGAAATTTGCGTTTGTCCTTGGTCAAGTTGACTTGAAATCATATCAACATCGGCTCTCATTCCCATAGGTGCTTTAACCTTAACGGCTCCAAGCTGACACATCGTCAAAAACTTATCTTCATCAATATCGCAATTAACAAACTTCATAAAGGCCTGAACAAATTGTTCAATCCCATCCATTCGGTTTGATTGCATATTATTCAGCATATCTGTCAATGTTATTACGATTTCTATATCAGATAATCGTCTTTCATTATTTGCATATTCAATTACTGGAACTCTTAATACATTAGATAGTCCTTCACCATTCGTAACTTGAGAACTAACAATCTCAAAGTACTTATTATCCGTATAACAGCAATACATTGGCTTTCCATCTTCCGTTTTTATGATTTGAACGGACATTTTAGGACGTCTACCAAACCCAGTTGAATAGATTACAAATGTTTCTCGTGGATCCAATACATCAATACTAAATGGTGCTTCATCCATGTTAAGATTTGCGTTCTTATCATTCCAAACGAATTTATATGATGTACCGCAAATACTTCTCCATCTTCCCATTTCAGCATTGAAGAAACCCGCATTCTCATAATCCATATATTTATTTAACTTATCAACTTGCTCAGAAATCGAAACATCTTTATTTTTGTTATTGCTAACATATTGCATAGGCTCGCTGAAATTTTGTCCAGTCATAAACTCAACAATTTCATATGCGTGGTTCTCAACAATTTTATTATTAATCTCAGGCCTAACCGGTTTGGTCCTATACAAGATTGGTTGATCACCACGATAGTATTTATCAAGGTAATCAATCTCTTCTCTATTTTGCCAGTGAGTAGACAATGCTAAATTTAGAACTTTAACCACATTGTCTTTGGTTATTTCAGCTACGGAAGTTGAAATTACCTTTCTTCCGAATTGACCTTGGCATACATCAATAAATCTTCTATAGTTTCTACTGTTTATCATTGCTATCACCACCTTAATTTTAAGCATACAAAAAGCGCCAGTACTGTTTAAGTACCGACGCTTTTTCAATTTGAAAGGAGAGTCCCAAATGGTAAGAAGCATTTTTATACACTTTCTTACTCTATCATTATATCGCATCACGAATGTGAATTGTGTGAATGTTACTTGACTTCAAAAAATCTATCTATTTTCTTCGTAATTGTGCTTCTTTCATAGCCTAACTCGTTCCCTATTTTTTCATCTGTCCAATTCTCGACATATTTTTTTGATAAAATAGACTTCATTTCTAAATCCTTGACAGTTTCAATAAACAATTCGATATCAAGTTTCATATCCTCGTATAATCGCTGATTTCCGATTAGGTTATACGTTAATTGCTTAATAGTTGCTTTTCGTTCCGCGTCTAACTTTATATTAGGACCAGACACAACAATATGACATTCAGCAAAAGGAAATAGTTCCATTGATGCTTTTACAACTCCGTGTTCAGCCGTAAGAGGATTTTTCTTATAGTATTCTAATTTTCGTTTAATTCTCTTAAGTTCGGATTCCAAATATATATATTGTGCCAAGTATTCTGCTGTGATTATCATAGTTGTATACTCCCATTCTTTTATTTTTCTAACAAGGTCTACGGAAAGGCTCGCACTTTGCAATCATTCCACCTTCTAAAAATGCTGCTAATTGAGCCAAACTGTCAGCCGCATCATCATGATCATTTTTTCCAATTTGTACAAACATTGATAAGTTGTTTATAAAATCTTTGTAATCTTTACTTCTAAATTCTTCTTTAAGATAATAATAACTTCTAATATCCGTTTGATATTGTACTATTCTTGACACCTTACTTACGTTTGATGGGGCCATTGCGGAAGTAACACTACAAGTATATCCGGCAAGTTGTAATTCTCCATCAACTCTATCTGCATATTCATGACCACCGTTATTAGCTTCAAAGTGTTCTTGGTTTGGTCTATGATGAAGCGTTTTGCCGACTACAATCGGTCGCGTGGTATCTTTATCACCATTATTGAATACAACGTCTACAATGTACACTGAGCCATCTTGGTATATGTAAGCAAATGGCATTGACAAGAAATCTCCGCCCCAAGACACATCACATATAGCTACTTTACGAACTAATGCGCTTTCATCTGGCAAGGTTCCGTTAAAAGTTTTAAGCTGTTCTTCTGGAAATAATAATCCTTCTCGCAAATATGGCGATTGTTGATATTTTGACATCCATTCGTTATTATCAAGTCGATGCTTAATATCCAGATAGTATTCAGTTGAGAAACCTTTGTTATAATCATAGTTAAAATTTGATTCATCCAATTCATTAAGTGCGGGGATTTTTCTGAATCTATATTCTGGATTATCTTTATATTGCTTTTCGATTCTTCCCAATGGATCCATTACATTCCATCTGGTCCCTACCATTAATTCCTTGCAGCCATCTTTTTTTCTATCTACCAAAACATTCAAATAATCTTGATATCTATTCTCAAGTCGCATCGGGTTAAGACTTTCTGTCCTATCTCGAATTAAATCATCACAGTACAGATAATTTTCAGCTTCAACAGCGCCAGTTAACGTTCCATCAATTGATCTACAAGTTAATGTTGGAAATCTCGTTTTCGAATTGAGGTTGATAGCTTCATTCTTGGAAGATTTGTTTTCAAGTTTTACACCTGGAAAGATATCGGCAAAATTATATTCTGGATTTGTGATAAAGTTTAAAGATTCATCGTAAAACCCCTCTGTCAATTTATCCGAATGGCCAGACATTAGATTTGCTTTATCTGGACTTCGGCCCATTACCCAACTCATAAAGAAAATACATAATGTAGATTTTCCAGTTCTCGATGGAAGCGATAAACCATAAAACTTAATAACTCCATCTTCTAAGTCCTGCAGATCATCAACAACTTGTTTTAATGTTCTTTCTCTCGGCTTGTAGAATTGCTTTTGAATATCTCTATCTTTTTCCATATACAGAAGATAATCTTCAAAGAAATACGGTGCCCGATACAGTAAACAGCGATTATATAAATCATAAAACCGATAATCCTTGCCAACTAACTTACCAGACCGATTCTTGACCGCCCTAGCTATTACCATTGAATAGTCTTGGTCTTCCTCTTGAATATTTCTTGCCATTTCAAACAGCATATTCAAATTTTCGTATACGGTTAAGTCCTTATCATTTTTTAGGGCATCTATTATGTCTGCATTTTTTCTTGATATTGCCATGTGAGCACCACTCCTTTTCTGAAATGGCGCTCGGTGGCGCTCTAAAATTTAAATTACTTTATATATACTTATAAATAATAAAATACCAACCTCATATTGACGGTTGGTATTTTATTATTTCCAATATTGTGGTTCGTACCAATTATAAAAATTTTCATATTTATCATCCGAAAATTCATTATAATACAATTCACTAAATAACTTATCCTCTATTTCTTGTTTTTTACTAGGGATGATAACATTAGAAATATATTTTAAATATTCAGCTTCACTTAATTTATATAATCTCCAAGAACTAGCATATTCATATTTATAGATATAATATTGTGCCTTTATATTACCATATATATCTGAGTAATATATTTCTATGTATCTATAATTAAAATTAGTGCTAACTCCCCAATATTTATATTTTAAATCATTATCACATCTTTTTTTTACATCATCTTCAATTTGATTACAAATATCTACATTGCTAAAATTAATTCCCCAATTGGAGACTTCTTGATTTTTCAAACTTAAAGTAAAGTCTTTATTATATCTCGCTGCGTCCTCTTTTGAGCAAGTTGTTCCAGTTGTATGTCCATCTTCCAAATTCATTCGTGTAGTTATTTCCTCTAATTCTACACTTAAGATTTTATTTCCAGAAGACACAGCCACAGTCCTAATTAACCCAAAATTTACATTTCTTATTTGATATACATCACTTGTTTCGTGATGAACCTGAAGAGTATCATTGTTCCAATCAATATCTATATTTAAAATTGGCTCAACATAGGCTGAATTACTTTTGTATCCTAAGTCTGATAATTTCAAAGAATCATCTGCAGTTTTCAAAGCTTCTTTTGAAATTTTAAAAGAATATATTGAAATAGAAATTGTAACTATTGCAATTATACACATTATAAAATTTAATAATAATGCCAAAATTGTAATTACATTGCTATTACTTTTTATTAATTTATTTTTTTGATTTTTTCTCATAATATATTTTGATTTATGCTTCATCGATTACACCTCAACCAAATTATATCATTTTTACCGTCAATATTCAATTATCAATGTACAAAAGAGCAAAATTCCAAAGTCTATTCGAACCAATGGAGTTTTTACACTCAGTCAATTAGCAACCGACCGCATTAAACCTTTCTGCCAACTTTCCAACCGTTTTCCCATGTTAACGTACACGCGAAATTATTTAATGCAAAGGCTAAATGTTTGTAGGCTTTAACTACGCATAGGCTTCGTAAGTTTATATGGCTTGAATTACACCCTTAATTTTAAGCCATCATAACATATATGTAAGTCAGAAAGGCTGAAACCAGTAAAACATATTCCATAGCTTTTTTGTCTTTCACTTTTTCTTTCTTGATTAGCACAAGCCACATAGAGATTGCGTGAATCAAGTATAGGATTGATATGATTTTTAGAATTATCATTTCGATAGCTCCTTTAACTGTTTGATTCTATGGTTCAAATAGAATTGAGCCTTTTCCAAATCTTGAATTTCTGAATTATCACTTTTCTTACCCGCACGGCTTATGTATTTAACCGTATTGCCAAGACAGAAGTCTAATTGCCAGGCATCAATTACTTTGATTGCTTCGTATGGGTTATTGGCACCACCGTAATGATTGGGGTGGTTAACATTGTCGAATTCTTCTTTTGCTTTTAAAGATGCATCTGCTGAATCATTTAGAATTGGATTTTCGCCATATATCGGTTTCCAACAACTTGATACCATTTGTTCATCCCATGTTCTAACATCATCTGCATTTTCTTTTAAGACATCCTTAGGAACCTCTGGATTCAAAACTCCACCAGTTGCATATGGTTTTTCTTTAATTGCATTAGCTATAGCGGTATATACGGCGGGGGCAATTGATTTCGCTACCTCATTAGATATTCCAGAATCAGCTAGGCTTCTCTTTTCCCCAAGATCTCCGACTAATTCGGGTCCTTCTGGTCCGCCGATAAATAACTTTGATTCTTGTCCGATAATTGCACCTGGCTTTAAGTCTTTTAACTTTCCAACTCTTCCGACTTCTTTTCCATCAATCAAAAGTTTTGTATGAACAACTTCTTTCTGCATCGTAAGTGGAGTTGTCCCCTTTTTCCATTCAAGTTGCTTCCCTATCTGGCGACTATCTGGGTCTGTACCACGAAATATTGTATCAACAACCTCTTTTTGTTCTTTTGCGATTTTTTCAAGCTTCAAAGTCTCAATTTTCTTTTCTATAGCACTTTCATTCAGCAACAAACTGATTTTCGGTTGAGTAGTTCCATATAACCTTGCTATTTCTGTTTGAGACTTGCCATGTGTCCTCATAGCGACCATTTTTGCTATATCGATAGATAAATCCTTTCCATTGACGAAAAGTTTCATATAGCCATTATCAGCGAGTATCTTTTCAATATCTTCTTTCTTACATCCGTTCAATTCGGATATAATCTTGATTTGTTTCTTATGGTCGTTTACTGCTTGTCTATATCTGTAAATTATTTCTGCTGTTGGCATCATAGTTAGGTACACTCCTTTTTAATTAATTACTTCAAGTTTCAAAACTTCATCTCCATAAAATACAAATATGGAATAATTTTTCTTAGCATATTGAGCATTATATAACCATTCATTAAGTTCAATTTTCTTTGTAGTTATTGCAGCATCCTCAATATCATTTTTTGCAACGTGTGATTCTATATATTGCTTTTGTTGTTTAAATATCTCAATACTTTGTTTTGAACTAATATTAGCTATGGGGATAATAATTAAAAGTATAACTAAAACAATTCCAAACGATGCTGCTATTAAATTTCCCAATAGATTTATGTCGTAATTGTCCGATTTGCAAGACATAATTATTCCGATTATCGTTAGTACTACACATATTGCTATTAAAACATACCAAAACATAATATTTAATCTCCTTTTATACGTTTTTGAATTTTTAAAAATGTATATCGTTCATTTCCTTTTCAATCCTTGCGATTTCATCTTCATAAACTCGAACTATTGCATTTATAACTTTTTCTTCTAGTTGCTTATTGTTTTTGAAATCTATTTCCCTTGTGTATGGAGTTACTATTGTTAAAATACCCATATCGATTAGAGTTTTTTCATGATCGTATCTAGTAACTTTTTCTTGTAGTAATTTGAATTCTTTAATTTTAGGTTCTGCAGTTTTGTATTCTTCAATTGTCATAAGATAAAATTCTCCTTTTTATAATTTTGAAAATTTTTGAGATTAGATTATTGAGAAATAAATTACTTTAAGTTTTTAAAATTCATGTATCCAAATGATATAAACAACCAACCAATTAACCAACCATGTTTCTTCTTGATAAGTTTAGGAGACCACCAGATATTTGAATCTGATTGAATATAACAACCGAATCCCTTTGGATATTTGAAATTTGTAAATGAAATCATAAAATCATTCCGTGTTTTTTTATTGATTATCTTTTTAGTTTTTGTAACCTCTAGTTTAATAAGACGATTGTTTTTGAAATGGTGTTCGATTTTCATGTAGTCCTACTTTCTTAGGTTAGACTGGAAAGGGCCTTTTTTGTTTTGGCGAAATTTGGAGTACTGAGGTACCCCCTATTTTATCTGCCCTAGATACCCCCTGGGTGGTCTATATATATCTGCGATTATGCTAATTTTAAAATGTTCGCATTTGTGATAGATTGCGAACTTTCCCATATTTAAGCCATTTATAATACATATAATGCATAAAATACAAATTAACCCTATAAATCATGCATAAAAACATTAGAAATCGATATTACTATCCTCAGATACAGACACTTTGCTCTCAATCTCTGCAACATCCACTCTGTCACCAAGCTGTGACTTGGGATTAACTGATATTTCTTGAATGTCCTTCATGCCATAGTAGTTCTTGCTTCGGAACATGAACAGTATTGGATTATCTAAGCCTTCCAGTGCCATTAATTCATCATATTCAGCTATAAATTGTTTGGCTTTTTTAATTATTGACGAACAAGATGAACCGAGTGTAGCGTCCCTTGAGCCATTTTCCCAGTCATTAAGTGTGCTGTACACTGTGCCTAAAGTACTAGCTAGTCCTCTAATCGTAGGTCTAAGTCCAATCTCTGCACATTGTTCGAAGTAGTCAGTGATAAGGTCTTGCATCTCTTCAGCGTTACTAAACTTAGCAATACCTCTCTTACTCTGTAGCTTATATAGTTTGTTAAATAAGTCAGCCTTCTGTTTAGCTTTCTCAGGATCATCTTCTTTGATTGACATAGTAACTGGCTTTGCATTACGTACCCAAGACTTAGCTACTTCTGTTTGCTCTGTATCCGTTAATTCTTTGTTATCCATGTATTCCACATCCTTTCGATTCAATTAATTTATTCCGTTAGATTTCATATACCGACATTATAAGATATTCAAAAACAATATGTTGTAGGTTATTGTCGACTTTCGTAGTCACATCAATATTTATTTTTACGCACTAAAAAAGACACCAGTCTTTCGACTGATGCCCTGAATGTTTTGTTTTATTCAATTTGGTTTAAAACGCACAATATATTTTATATAAATACTATTTAAAGTAAAGAGACTATAAAGATTATATATAGAGATAAAGTATATAAAAGAGAAAACCTATATGTATTTATATATATCTTTATATCTTTACTTCTTTAGTTCTTTAGTTCTTTAGTTGTTGTCATTTGTATGTCGAAAGGCTGTTAACGGACTGTCAATGTAGAAAAACACAAAGTACAATCAAGCCTTATAAACACTAGCTTGCTACTATGTCTTTTAGTTCGCCCTTATTTTAAGTATAGGTTCGCCCTTTTAAAAAATCTTAAATCATATACTGTATATATTTACTAACTTAGAACCACGTCATGAGTGTGTTTTCTAGTATTTTATATTTGTTACGATTTCCAATACTAGAAATTTTCTCAATTAACTTCTCCGAGATCAAGATATCTATCGCTCTACGAATTTGCTTATCCGTAAATCCAGTCTTTTCCGATAAAGATAGAGTTGAAATACTAACCTCTGAATTATGCTGAATCAAATTAAGATGTAAAAACACTTCTTTGACCGGCTTATCTTGGTAATATTCCCATTCCATAATATTTCTGTGAAGTTTTCCCCATCCGTCCATTTCACATACCTTCTCTCGCTTGGCTGTACCTATCATAATTAATAACAGCAAATAATCCATATCTACCACAATTTAGATGCGATATTTCTCCAGTAGATTTAAGATTTTCAACCGCTCTTCTGACTTGCGCAATTGTCAGGCCTAGATCTTCTGATAGATTCGCATAAGAAGACACGCAATGTCCTTTTTTAATTAAGTTACCTTGCCAAAGCGTATCCCTATCATTAGCTTTAAATAATATATGAAAGAATACAGACTTAGTATTTACGTCTTTGTACCACTCCCATTGCGAAATGTGTTTGAATCCAGAAAGTGCATTTAATATTACTGGTTTCTCTTTCGTATCAAAAATAATATTCGCAATATTTGAAAGCTGCTCAATTTCCTCATTCGTCAATCCATTAATCTTTTGTAAGAGTTCTGCTTTATCCATTTTATATA